CTTACTGACGAGTGGAAGCGTTATTGGGTGCACTGGCGGTCAGAGGGCACCGGCATACCTAACTACGTCCTTATCCGTTGTCTGCAAGGCAGTAAGGCGTGGGTGACGATGCCGAAGTTAGAGGTAGGTGCAACTCTTACCGACTGGATAGATTCGGCAAACGGCTATGTCGAGGACAGTGGCATTGTAGCTAAGCTGCTGCGCACTGGCTTCGACATCGAGAATGGCAAGATAACGGCAACGGCGGACAATTTTGAGGTGCGCAACAACAGTGGCGAGGTGACGGCGCGTGTGAACGAGAAAGGTGTGTTAGAGGTTAATTCGGGCCTGTTTTGTGGATTTGTCAAAAAGAATAAAAAGGTCATCACGCCTGCAACTATTGCAAAATACTTAAAACCATCTAAAGCTGGCGGCTACTTAATTTTCGATTTCGCACTTTCTGGTTCGTACATGGAATTTCAAGGAAATTATTTAGGGCAAACGTCCATGCCTGTGGTTCTACTGCCGTTTGTTAATACTTCTGATAGTCTGTCGGCTGATAGTCTTAAGCTCGATGACGCTTGGGCTTATATAGGGCAAACGATAATTATAAAGAACAGAGCTGACAATCTTACAATTCGTGTTCGCGGTGGCGGTTCAATCGACAAAAACAATGTCACAGTCTCATCCCAAGCCTTCGATGTGGGTAAAAATCAAACGCTGTTTTTGACTTGTGAACTTGTAACGGTGAGGGGTAACTCTTATACACCACATAGCTACAAAATAGTATGGAATGGTGTTAACTATGGATAATAACGAACAATATAACAATAAATATCATGGAAGTAAAAGTAAGACGAATAGCAAAAAAGGAGACGTACACCATCGGCAAGATGTACGTCGACGGCGCATACGTATGCGACACGCTCGAAGATAAAGACAGAGGACTAACCTCTAATATGTCGGTGGCGCAGATATGCGGAGTGAAGATTAAGGGCGAAACCGCCATCCCGACTGGCAGATACCTCGTCGATATGAAGACGGTGTCGCCAAGGTTCGGAGGTCGGGCGCAGTACCAGTTCTGCAAAGGCAGACTGCCAAGGTTGTGCAATACGCCCGGCTACCAAGGCGTGCTGATACACATCGGCAACACCGCGAAGGACACGGAGGGCTGCATCCTTGTCGGCGAGAATAAGGAGAGGGGCAAGGTGCTCAACTCAACGGCAACGTTCCGCAAGGTGTACGCGAAGCTGAAGGCTGCGGACGAGAGAGGAGAACAGATTTATATCACAATAGAATAAAGGAGGCGAAATGGATACAGTATTGCAGATTATAACGTTGCTTGTAAGCAGCGGCATCGTCGGACAACTCCTCTACTACAACTCTCGAAAACGAAAGGAAGCTGCGTCTGCGCAGAAAGACGAAGACGCGAACGCAATGGCTTATGCTCAAGAATGGCACAACCTTTACGACCATGAGCATGAGGAGCACATGGAGGAGCGCACAAGACTCAATAACAAAATAGACTCGCTCTACGACGACATTGGCAAGCAGCGTGCGACCATCCGTCAGCTCAAAGACGATAAGAACACGCTTCTTATGAGAATGCGCGAGCTCCAATGGAACGAGTGTACGATAAATGGGTGCATGAAGCGAAAACCACCACGTGACTATGGGAGAGAAGAAACGGATTAATAATAATGTCAAAAGTAAAAGTGTATGGATATAAGAGAAATACTGATGTTACTGAACTGCATCATCTTGGGAGCGACAACGCTCTTTATTTTCTACAAGGCAGACAAGCTCGGTGTAGTCGATGAAGGCTACGACGAGGATAAGCGAAACCGACAGGGCGCAATCGGTTGGTTTGTGGCTTCGGTGTTCGTAGGCGTTCTTGCACTGCCAGTAATGGTGCTGCGTGAGGTTTATCAATGGAAGCGTTATAAGCTACCGAGTATTGAGTGGGATGATATTTGTCGCTACGGCTTCACTATCATCGTCGGCTCGATGCTACATTTACTCCTGCTTGTTATGACGAGCTGCACAACTCCGAAACCTGTTGTGTTGGAGCGAGTGATTCACAAGACGGACACGTTGTATAAGACCAACTACAAAGCTGATACGTTCCGCGTACATGACTCCATCTATGTTGAGAGCTACATGGTAGGAGATACAATATACAAGATAAAAAACGTGTACAAATGGCGTGACAGAGTGAGCGTGAAGACAGACACGATATACAAGTCTATCCTGCGAGCGGACTCAATTCCAGTGCCGGTGCCAGTTGAGCGTAAGGCGACATGGTGGGAGCGGACGCAGATGTTCGCAGGCAAGATAGCGGTCGGAGCGGTGGTACTATGTTTAATCTCGCTACTGCTTTGGCTGATACACAGAAGAAGATAATATATTGATTGATTGGTTAGTTATTAGTTTTTTAGTTTAAGGTAAATTGTTTTTAGGAGCCTTGCCCGTCCGTGATGGATAGGCAAGGAGTTTAAAAGAACCCATGAGCTAAAGACTTGCGGTTTTTACGGTGTTTAAATAAATATAAATATAAATAACAGTGCATACAACTTTGAAAATAAATGACTAACTTGCATTGCAAAAACTAATAAACGTTACGTTAAACCAAAAATATTTACTATGAACGAGGATGATAAAAGGATGTTTCTTGCTCTTGTGAAGGGTAAGGACATATCGGAGATTATGTCTTTGCTGGCAGAGTCCGGCAATCAGTATTCACGCAGAATACTGCGGTTCTTCCGTTGGTTCTGCAAGTGGGTTCCAATATTCATAATGACAGCGCACATGTACGGAATGTTCGACTTTAGCCGCAATCCAAAGGAGATGTTTGAGGTACACAAGGCGAACTATGCGTGCTATGCGTTCATCTATATCATGGTCTATATACTGCCAATGGTTCTTATTCTTGCATCACGCTTCTTCTGGCTGTGCTGGAAGTATCGCATACCGTTCTTCTACTTCTTCGGTGTAAATTCGATACACCTTGTCTACTGGAGTTGGTACACAACAAATGAGATGGTAATGCCGCATTTCGCTATCATGGCGTTCACGTTGTTGCTGTATGTCTACGGAGCTGTCGACTGGTTTTGCAGCAAATCAAAGCTCGGTAAAAGAATGTTCAGCTAAAAAGAAATGCTATGAGAAAGATTTTCGGCTATAAAATGCTTGGTACACTGTTGCAATCACTCGCCAATTCGTGCTTCAAGGCAGACGAGCAGCAGCGCAACGGCGAGAAAGTGACGGCTTGCGGTATGAGTGACGATGATATAGAAACACTCTGCCAGGACATACTCCCGAATATGCTCAACCCGATGATGAGCGCAGAGGAAGTAAAGGACAGGCTCTGTGTAAGCGATGCAACGCTCAACAGAATGGTCAAGCGCGGAGAAATACCGAACGGCGAGTGCAAGAAGCGCGGACACACACGATACTGGAAGAAGTGGGACATTCTTCACTTTTTAAAACATAAGAGAGGCAAGTAAAGAGGCTTCTCTTTTTTTGTTTCCATTTCTTTCCAATTCTTTAAACACTGGAAAGAATGGTTTGCTATGTGATAGTACCGACTATCACCTTATATACCTGATTATCAGCGTAATACAAAATCTTTGAGCGTGTTATGGCATTATCCGTCACAACTCGCTAACTTTGCGGTGTAACGTTACAATAGTGTTTAGTCAACTAAGGTAAAATTTTAAAAAAAGATTGTATTATGTCTGAGTCAAAAACTTATGTATTCGGCAATGAAGGTAGCGGACAGGGTGGCATGATGAGTTTGCTCGCTCCTCTGCTTCAACAGAGAGGTCTTGACCCTAATCTTCTCCTTGCCATGAACAAGAACGGCAATGGTTGGGGCGACGGCTTCATGTGGGTAATTTTCCTATTCTTCCTCATGGGTTGGGGCGGTAATGGTTGGGGTGGTTTCGGCAATGGTCGCGCAGGCGGTATTGCCAATGAAATCAACAACGACTACGGTCGCTCGCTCCTCATGGATGCCATCGGTGGAAACAGAAATGCTCTAAGCAACCTTGCTACACAGCTTAACTGTACCGAAGGTCAGATACAGGCAGCTATCTCGGCTCTTACCTCGCAGGTTCAGGGTGTGGGCAATCAGGTCGGCATGAGCGGTATGCAAGTTATCAACGCTCTCCAGCAAGGCAATATGCAGATTGCACAGCAGCTCGCTTCTTGTTGCTGCGAGAACAGACTTGCCACATGCCAGCAGACCAACACCTTGCAGAACGCCATCAACGGCGTTGCGACAAATCAGGAACGCGGTTTCTCAAGTCTTGCCTTTGAGACACAGAGACAGACCTGCGACTTGCATAACGCCATCAAGGACAGCACGCAGACTATCGTCAACGGTCAGAAGCAAGCCGAAATGCGTGAAATGCAGAACAAGATTGACGCTCTGCGCGAGGAGAACTCAACGTTCAAGTCGTCGGCTATGACAAGTCAGATTGTAGGTCAGGCGGTCGCTCCTATCAATGCGGTGTTGGCAGGTTTGCAGCAGGAGGTTGCAGGTATCAAGTGTAAGATGCCCGAGACGGCGACTGTACCTTACCAGCCGTTCGTTGCTGTCCCAAACTGCGTAGCAGCACAATACGGACTTTACGGAGTCAACGGAGCTAACGGCTTTTGGGGCTAACCATCTAACTGGAGGAACGACTATGATTTGGGGTTATCCTTTTTCATGGGTCAATAGAAGAGGGTCGGCGGCTATCGGTTCTACCGGTGTGTCGGTAGGCACAAGCGGTGTGGTATTCTCATTCAGGAACCATGCCTTCTTGAATGCCAATTACAGAGGTACGGTATTCGTAAATCTGCGACAGGCAATACCGACGGGCACAACGACCACGCTGCCGATACTCTTTGAGACCAACGGCGTAACGCAGGCTGTCACCAAGTTCGGAGGTGCGGCTCTTACGGTTGCCGACGTAGCCGGAACTGGCGTATATCAGCTCTGGTTCGAGAGAGATACTAACACCCTTCAGTTAATGACGGGTATCGTTTAATAACTAAATTGCGAATTGTATTATGTTCAGTGGACTAAGAACAAACAGCATATTCTATGTGCTTGAGAAAGGTGAGGAGCCGACATTGAAAATCGGACAGGTGGTAAGCGTAAGTAATCCGCAGCCGAAGTTTCCAACCTACCAACCAGGGCAGTTTTCAGCGCAACCTATGGAAACGGTTGTCGATGTGAAGGTAAAGCTGTCCGACGGCGAAGCGGAGTTCAAGCAGCTGCCCTCGAACGGACAGATTGCCAACTCGGGCGATGTCGTAGTCAGCGAGAGTCGCGAAGCGATGATTGCCGAAGTGGAAGCGATGTTACGACACTCGCAGGAGGTGCTTGCAAGCAAGGACTATCACGAGAAAGTGGTATGTAACTGCGAGAAGATAATGTGTGTTCTCAACCCTCAGATTGCCAAGGACAAGGAGCAGGAGCAGAAAATATCTCAGCTCGAAAGCAAGGTCTGCGGCATGGAGGGTACTCTATCAAACATTGAGAGTATGCTGCAAAAGGCACTGAAAAAGTCAAATAGCAATAACTAAAATGCAAGAGCTATGTATATGATAGAAATCACAGAGAACAAGATGGGTGAGCTTGTCGAGAACGTGGAGAAATGCTTGCGCTATGGCGGCAAGGCAATGGCGTGTCTTGACAGCTTGCAGCGTGGCGAAGGTCGATACGGTGAGCGTTCACCTATGCCCGACTACCGCGACGACTGGCGACGCGAGAGCGAACGCTATGAGCGCGATATGTACGATGATGATGACGATGGTCGTTACGGAGAACGACGTGGCGGTTATCGTGGTCGCAGACGCTACTAAGTAATTAACCCGACTGGTGGGGAGGTTCGCTTCCCTGCCAGTCCTTTAAAACCTAAATATTATGGGAAGATGTAAGATGCCTTTGGATGTGTACGACTTGAAGCCCGAAGGAATGATAGCATATCTAAGATACAACGGCTATCACTTCAACAAGAAGATGTGTGAATGGGCTGTCAAGCAAATGCGAATGATTAGTCCAACTACGGGCAAGGAGGAACGTTTGGAGATGCTGTCAAAAGAGAAGGTCGAGGAGATGTTGCAAACGAATGGCTTGCAGCTTGAAAACCTCGTCGGCTACGACCATGTATATGTGGCGAATATGTGCAGGGCAGACTTCTGGGGCAAGTCAATAAAGGACGAGCAACAAATGGCGCAGTATGTGAAAGATATGGTTGATGATACAGACCAGAAGGATGGTTTCATCTTCAACCGCTTCTATGCCGACTGCTGTCACAACGGTATGCCTATACCTTGGGAGGACTTGTTATGATTAGGCGTGACATAAGGCTCGACAAGTACGACTGGGATGTGCGTTGCTTCATTGGATATGACAGCGGCGACGCGGTGCATCTCTGTAACGAGCTTATGACTATTGGGTGTGGCAGCGAAGCGACAAGCAAAGCCTACCGTCACTTCATAAGCGGTGGCGAAAGCAGAGGACTCACCTACTCCAACGTCAAGGACAAGGTGAGCGTGGTTACTATCGGACACTCAGAAGAAGAAAGCGAGATGGTGAATACAATCGGTCACGAACTGCTGCACGTTACGGCGCACATCTGCGAAGTGTATGATATTGATATGAGCGGCGAGCAGGCTTGCTATATCATGGGAGAATTGTGTGAGAAGATATTTAATTTCTTTTGAATTATGGATAAAATCAATTTAAAAAATACTGGCGCACCCACACATGATTTGTCGGGTGCGCAAAAATGCGAAGTCCGTGGATATTACACAGACGATCATGGTATTATACATTATGCTCCTAATTGGGATATTTCAATGTTAAAGTTTGCTTATTCTAAATACGATGCGATACAGAAAAAATTTGAATTCCAAAAATTCTGCTCCGTAGTTAAAATTGCTACCAACAGGTTCTATTTTGTTTTCATGTGTTGCTATCCTAAATTGTCAAACGAAAAACTCTTTGACATGATATTACATGAAGTGTGCGAATAACACAACCATGTAACCAGCTGATAATCAAGTAATTATATTTTAGTATTTTTAACTATAATATTTGTTAGTATATTTGTATATACTGCATATTATTAGTACCTTTGTATATGAAAACAGGTGCATTTAGCTAAGATGACACCGAGATAAAACCAATTAAATTCGCAATATTATGAACATTATTAATGTAGCAAAATTCTTTGATTGCATGGCAAGAGGGGATATTGCATTTTCAGTAGATGATGTAATGACCGACTTCGAAACACACTTCGGAGTAAAAAATGCATTGCCGCCATGTGCAGAACATCATGAAGCAACGAAACATCGCGAAGGAACATATCTAGCTGTATATGTAACTAGTGACTCTTTGGATGAAGATGTCCTGATTGATGCTTTAAGGATGCACATGAAAGGTCTTACATGGTGGTTGTTCGAATCACCATACGGAGAGAACGAAGTAGTTTATATCGTAAAATTAGATGATAATGATGATGAGAACTAATTTATATGTTGTACGCGATGACGGCGAGTATGATTACAAAGGTGGCTTCAAGACGTTCAAGGAGGCTAATGATTATCGCCTTGAATGCCAGCGCCAGTGGATGAATCACATTGATTTTGTGATATTACAGATTTGTACACGTCAGGGGGTGTTAGAAAGAGAAATTAACCTAACTCGAATAAGCAATATAGAAAGGGATAAAATCCTCTCTGACTATGGCATACCGATGGAATAAGTTTAACCAATTAAGCAATAAAGATTATGAACATGAATTTAAATGCTAGTGCTGCAAATATGGTAGCAACCATGGAAGCAGCGACGGAGGACAAGTTCTTCGATTTTGAGAAAGCAAAAACCCAGGAGATAACCCTCGAACAGCTTGGAAGAACATACCGTGAGAATGATGTGTATGGTTATCCTTTGAAGGGCATATATCACTACGACCTTTTTAACAAGGTAATAGCCGAGTGTGAAGATGTGGGCTATAACGTAGAGGTGTATGATATGTTCGCAGCACAAAATAGGGATAGAAATCAGCCCGGCGTTGTGAAGCTTCCCCAGGTAGAAGCGCAGAAAGGGGAGAACGCAGTTGAAGCGCACATTTTAAGAAGAGTTTTCGCTAATATCAGAATCACGGATTTTGATGACGGCGAAACCACAACGAACCTTGCTGTAGCTTTTCACCAAAAAGGAATACAGATTGGATTCGGCCCGAATGTTATGATTTGCCATAACCAGTGTCTTTTAAACCCCGAACTCTACATGTCTACATACTCAGAAAAAGGAAGAAAGGGTAGTGGAATCGAGCTATCTACAATGCTTGATACATTGAAGTCCTGGCTGGTGGATGCGCGGCATATCGTGGAAACGGATAGAGAACGCATCGAAAAGATGAAAAACACGCGTGTGTCAGCCGAACAGATGTTCACTCTGATAGGGATTATGACTGCGATGCGTGTCAAGTCAGATACGACGCGTAAGTCGATACGAGAAAACATCACATACCCTCTTAATCAGTCACAAATAACCGTTTTCACCGAAGATATGCTTGAAGCATATCACACAAAGGAGGTTGTGACTGCTTGGGATATGTACAACTCTGCAACGAACATGTACAAAGCAAACAAGATGGATATCCCGGCCCTACTTCCACAAAACAGAGCATTTGTTGACTTTATAAATAAATATGTTATAGAACTCTAATCAACACAAGGAGATAGGCTAGTCTACCTCCTTGTTATATAAGACATAATCAATAACCTTTCTATTAGCAGCGTCTATATTGGCAACACTCTTGTCAATATAGATTGCTGTTGTCCTGTTTCCATGCGAATGTCCTAAAGCCTCAGCAATAATCTCTTCTGGTATTCCAATAGAGAAAGCTATTGTCGCCCAGGTGTGCCGCGCCCAATATATTGAAAGTGATGGAAAGAAAGGCTTATACTTTATATGATAACTGAATTTCCTATTATGTTTAGTCTTCTCGTCGTTCTTTATTTTTACAACATCACCTATTTTTTTGTATGCCTTGTTTGCCTTACCTACGAATGTTTTGTATGTTGTCATCTTCTCGGTAAAGTTTACAAGTTGGTTAAAACCTTTATATTTACTTATTATCTCCATAGCCTCAGATTCAATTTTTATGCTATACATTCTTCCAGTTTTATGTCTTTTGTACACGAGACGACCATTTATAACATCACCATCAGTACAAGCACACAAGTCTACGGGGTTTATTCCTATCAGATAAAATGTCAGCTTAAAGTAATCCAAATATCTTTCTTGCCATTTCTCTACTTTGTGTGAAAATAGACACCTTAACTCCTCAATTGTCAATGACCTTTTCGTCGTTTCTTCTGGGCTAATGTTAAATTTTCTCATTGGATAATGACTTGTAATCTCATTATCTATAGCATCGTTGAAAACAGCCCTTATGTTTCTGAGGTGTATATTACGAGAGTTTTTTACAAGACCTTGATTCTTTAAATAATTATCGAAACCTACGAGCCACTCTTTAGTTATCTGTTCAAAAGATAGACTTGGTGCATATTTGTCGTATTCTAATATCTTTTTTAGTGTAGTCGCATAGATCTCCTTCGTTCGTTCTGCTATACGGCTCTCTCCAAAAATACGGAAGCGCCTAATAAACAAATCGTCATTTTTTACGGATGGACTAATGTGTTCCTGTATTTTCTTTTTTATTTGTGTGATTGTCAATCCTGTTAACTCGCCACGCATAGACAGTTCAAGAATAGCGTTGTCTATTTGCACCTTTTTATTGTTAATATATGAGGTGATTAACTTTCCATTTGGAGCATTCTTCACCCTTTGGGCTTCGGCATTCCATTGTGACTTTGAAAGCTTAACGTCCAAACTTATATATGTAGATTTGCCATGGCTTGTTATGCAAACCTTTAATGGGGATGCTTCATTTTCTTTTTTCCCCCTTGTGTCTAGATATAATTTAGTAGTAGCCATTTGCGAGTTATTTGCAAGTTATTTTGTTCAACATTGTTCATATTTGTGCAATAATGTTCAATGTGTAGTAATGGTCACAAATAAAAAAAACATTGGAAATCCCTTTTTTATAAGGAAAAGCCAATGTTTTTATCAGGTCGGGATGACAAGACTCGAACTTGCGACCTCACGCCCCCCAGACGCGTGCGCTAACCAACTGCGCTACATCCCGTGCTTTTGTAAAGCGGTGCAAAGGTACGCAATTTCGATGGTTTGACAAAATTATTTGCCAACTTTTTCTTGTCAAATAGTGTTTAATCGTTATTCTACTGATGCAGTGTTCCCCTCAGTGCGACTTCCGTGCTTTTGGGTTAATCCTCCTTCTGAGGATAAGTCATATTGGCATCGGTGATTACATCGAGCACCTCCTCGCAGTACTTGCGCGACTCCCAGCGAGCCATTGGCAGGTCGTGGAGAAGCCAGTTGCCGCAGTCCTGCGGTGCTGCGCCAGGTATCTCACCCTCAAAGTCAGCCACGAAGCGGAACGTGCGGCGCATGAGGTCGACGATGTCACTCGGCTGGAGGTCACCACGCATAAGCAGATAGTTGCCCGTGAGGCAGCCCATCGGTCCCCAATAGACGATGCGGTCCTTCCACTCGGCATCATTGCGCAGGTATGTAGCAGCGAGATGCTCGATGGTGTGGAGTGCACCTGGGTGCAAAGCCGGCTCGCGGTTGGGTTCCTTCATGCGGATGTCGAAGGTTGTTACGGTGTCGCCACCTACTGTGTCTTTGCGCGATACGTAGATGCCGCGCAAGAGGGTGCTATGATTTATTGTGAAGCTTGGTATTTTTTCCATTGTCTTATTGTTTTAGGCGGCGTATAAGCCGAACTAAGCCTTCTTAGGCCTTCTTAAGCCATTGCTGAACTAAGCCTTCTTAGGCCTTCTTAAGCCATTGCTGACTAAGCCTTCTTAGGCCTTCCTAAGCCCTCCCCAACGGGGAGGGTTGGGAGGGGCTCTTTTTACTTTTTTACCTTTTTACTTTTTTACTTTTTCAAGGAACGCCTTTGTCACCTCGAACGATCCTTCAGCCATGCGCTCCCAGAAGTCGTGGTACATCTGTGCTTTATGATCTTTGAGCGGTATGTCGCTGATGATGCGGAAGCTGACGAACGGCGTGTTGTATATGTGGCAGGTCTGTGCTATTGAGCAGCTCTCCATGTCGACTGCCATAGCCGTGGGGAAGTCGTCGAGGATTTGCTGCATTTTCTCGCGCGAGTTGACAAACCAGTCGCCGGTGACGATGAGTCCGGCGTGAACGCGCGTGTGGCAGTTGAGCGATGTGGCGGTGGCTACGAGGCGTGCATCACTCTCGAAACGCTCAGGCATTCCGAGCACCTGCCCCATGGCGCACTCGTCGCCACAGTAGACATCGTGGTAGCAGCAAGCGGTGCTCACCACCACCTCACACACCTCAAGACTTATGTCGGCACCGCCAGCTACACCGGTGGAGATGACGAGGTCGGGGTGGAAGGCTGCTATCAATTCGGATGCCCCCACCGCTGCGTTCACCTTGCCGATGCCACACTTCTGCATTACTATCTCGTTGTCGCCGATGCTGCCCACCACGAATGTGCGACCGGCAACGGTCTGTTCCTTCTTGTCGGACGCAAGCGTTTGCAACTGTGCAAACTCCTTGTCCATCGCTACGATAACACCTATGCGCAT